ACTAGAACATTCTTACATAGTTCAATTGCGGGGTTCACGTTTCTCAATGCTCCGACCAAGGAACCAGAACGTCAGAATCATCATCAGCATACTGAAGTCATCAGCAGTCCAGATTTCTTGCATGACTTGGATAGCGGGTAAACCACTATTGACAGCATACATGATGGTAACGATCTTGACAGCTGTATACAGACCAAAGAGCAACCAAGTGATGCCGGGACGAACCAGAGCAGAAATAGAAGCAACCCACTTGTAAGCCTTCTTGTCGGCTTCAGCTTGCTGCTTGAATGCTTCTCCGATAGCGTTTACTTGATGGATGCCGTAGTCGATGTACCTTTCTTCCATGCGGTACTCACCCCGCATCTTCTCTAGGTCAGTCTGAAGAGAGAACATCTTCAGTTCATGGCTTCGTTCATCTTTGCGGTCGAGCCACTTCAGTACCTCCGGGGCCAGCCGGAACAGGCCACCGAAGATACTACCTAGAAGACCGCCTCCTAGCATTTCAAACATCAGCGTCCTCCTAGTGTTTGCGCCATACTCGGTACAAGGAATGCACTGGTGAAGGCTTGACGAGTACGATCATCCATACCAGCAAACATGCTCTTTACAAACTCAGTCATCTTGCTAGGCGGGATGTTCTTAGTCATAAACTCTGCCATAGCAGGAGGATCAAGCATAAGCTGAGTCATCTTACGATTAAACTCTCCTTTGTTGCCTCTCTGAAGAGCATCTAAAGCATTGTTAAAAAGCGTAATGGTTGAAGAGAGGAACTGAGGGGCACGAGCCTCTGGCTGAACCTCTGGAGCCGCTCCCGCGCCTTGACCCCGCTCTGCTGCACGGGCCTTCCGAAGAAGGTCTGCACGGACAGAATTAATGGTTGACATCTCGGCAGGAGTCATCAACTGATTAAGACGCTCATAGCGAGGGATATCAGTACCGGCACGCTTGATGGTTCTAGTGGCGTTATTAACAGCATCAGCAAAAGCACCTGCTGCTTCAGCATCTAGTCTCGTCTTCAAACTATCTGCCAGTTCTTGTCCAACACGCATACGATCAACCTTACGGCTGTAGTTGGCGTATGTATTCAAGTACTTGCTCCATAGACCGTCAGAAGACTTGTCAAAAGCAGCATCAATAAACTTCTTAATGTTTCCCGCCACCGCAGCTTCTTGTTTCTCTAGTCCACCCTGTAGCGGTGCTTTTCCAACTTTTGCCAACGCTGCCACAATATCACGATTCAGTTCCTTTCGGACATTCTCGTACATATCACGACTACTTACGATGCCGTTTTCATCTGCCTTAGAACGAATCTTATCAGCAGTGTCTCGAAGAATCTGCTTTACAACATCATTATTAGAGCCACGAGCAGCGGATTCCATTTGGTCAATCAAATCCTGTGCCCGTAAAGGATAAAAACCGTTTTGTTCAAGACTCTCTTTCTGAAGCATCTTCATTTTTGCTTCTGCTCGTTTCTGTGCCGCTACATCCTTGTAAGCAACAGCACCTTGACGAGCTTCGGCAGCAATATCACCAGCAGTCAAAAATCCCGGTTTTCCTTGAGCAGCCACAGCAGCCTGTTGTCTAGCCGCCTGCCCAACCATACCAGAAGTTTGCTCTGCTGCCGCAATACTATTGAATCTGTCAGAAATATCTCTTTCTAACTTACCAATAATATCGCCAGCCGTATCTGTCTGATTAAGAGCTTCTTCACGCATCCGTGCAGTCTCTCGATCACGACGAGCTAGTAGAGCTTTACGCTGCTCGGGAGTTCCTGCAATATCAGTGACCGCACGCTCACGGGCAGCTTGTTGTTCAGCTTCTCGTATAGCAAAAGATGCTTTTGGGCCTTCAAACTGCGTCTTTAATTTTTGCTGCAATGCAACAAGTTCAGCAGCAGCTGGAATGTCTGCCAATGCTTCAGCAGCAGTCGGACGAGAACCTGTTACCAGTTCTTTAGAATCTTGTAAGGCTTTGATAACTGCATCACGCTCAGGGCCAGCAAGATTATTCAGATATTCTTGGACAGCCAGTTCACGGCCTTTGCCAGTTAGTCCTCGCGTAACTTGACCAAGTTTCTGTACTCCTTTAATACCGACCTCAAAGGTAGGGCCAAGAATACCACCAACAGCAGCCTGTAATGACTTGGTTAAGAAAAACTCTTCACCAGACATTTCCGTTGCGCCTTCAACACCTTGGGCAACCGCTTGTTGGGCCCCAATTAAAGAAGAACTTACAAGAGGAGATCCTCCCCTTGCAAGAACTAATTTATTCAGAGGCGAAAGGACAGCGCCAGTAAACCCAGCAACATCTATTCCATCCGGCTTAGTAGCCTGCCCTACGACATCAATCGCACGGTTGATTGTTTCTGATTGACCTCCAGTAGCTAATTGCGCTAATCCCAAAGCAGGATCAACAACAGCACCGCGAATCAGACGCGCAGGCATACTGCGTAGTGCTTCTTCCTTAAGAATCTCAGAAAAAGGACGATCCCACCGATTTTGAGCGGGGGCTTGTTGAGCAGCCGTCGCTTCTTTAGCGGTAGTAGGATCAAATCCTTTTACTTCCTGTGCGGTTGACGGATCAAATGCCATTATTGATTCTCCCACTTCCCGTTGCCAAGGTATTTAGCACGGTTTCCTTTGCCGTCTTCGTAAATACGACCAACAACAAATTTATCTTCCATTGTTTTAGTAGGACTGAATTCGTCTTCAAAATCATACAGTTTGACTTGCTGGCTCTTACGCCGATTTTGAATAGATTTCTTCTTGCTTTCAACTTCTTTTTCAGCAGCAGTTTTGAAGTTCTTTAAAGCATCCAGCAGAACCTTTGTATCATTCTTTCCTGCGGCTGCAACAAGTTCGTTTGCAAATCGAAGAACGTCTTTATCCGTTTGAACACCCTTCTCAGCAGACACCTTAATGTTGGTTGCTGACTGAATAGCACGCTGCATGTCTGCATACGCCTGACTGGCTTCATTCGAGCTTCCCGCCCAGTTCATAAGTGTATTCTGCAAATTCTTGACAGGGCCGAGTTTTAAAGTGCCTGACTCCAGTGCATCAATCGGACGATTAACAGAAGAAATTAAGTCGGCGTTGCTTGAAATGCGAGAAAGATCGCTGTCTTCGTCCTTTTGAAGACCGGCCGTAAGAGGCTTGGCTCCCTTGGCTTCTTCTTTTGCTTTAAACAAGTTAATACGATTTTCTTGACGAATAGCTTCAAGTTGAGCCTGACCATCTAATCGGATTTGAGCTAAAGTCGCAGCATTCGCTCCCTGCAAACGAGCGACCTCAAGTCTATTTTCAAGAGTAGCTTTAAGCTCGCGTTCACGATCCTCAGAACGACGAACTGCCTCTTCACGACGAGCTGTCAACTGAGCAGTTTGACGTTGCTTTGCTTCAATTGCCTTCATCATGTCGTCAATGTTTCCACCATAACGGCGAATAACATTGAGCATGTCTTCTTCGGTAGCGTTTTCTGGAAGTTTTGCTAACTCTTCTCGTACTTTTTCTTTACGAGCCGTTTCAGTCTCAAACCTTGCAGCTTCAGCGGTTGTTTTGCGTGTCTTAGCAGTCTGCTCTTGCATTTTTTCTGCTTGCATCGCAGCATCTCGTGCAACTTGAGAATTAATAGAACGAGCAGCATTAGCAAACTGCCTCAACCCTTCAGCAGTGTTCGTATCAAACTGCCCTGCCAACTGACGCAATTGCGAAGCCTGTTCAAGCATCGGGTCACGAACACCCAAGGCACGACCAATGCCGGTGATGCCTTGGTAGATACCAGCAGCCGCCTGGGCCTGAGGATTAAGACTGGCGAACTGAAGAGCACGCTGACGATCAACTTCAGCCTGTGCTTGCTCGGGGCTAAGACCTTGGTTCAGTAAACCAAGAAAAGGATTACTCATCATTCCATCAGCCATTATTAACCTCCGAACAGTTTACCGATTAACTTAGAAACAGGATCGGCCAAAGCTCCAACGATATTAGCATTTTGAACACCACCAACCACGGCAGTCCCACGCTGTAGGTCGGTCAACGCAGCGTTAGAGTAACTCCTCAACAGAGCTTCCGCAGCGGCAGCATTACCGGCACCTAACTGAGCACCAAGGTTCAAGGGCTGCATACCAGCCTGTTCAACACCAGAAGCCTGTTGGAAACCCGTACTGAACGGAGCCAGAGCAGCCTGTTGAGCACCATAGCCACCCTGCTGGAGATTCAGAGCACCGCCAAGCAATCCTTGACCGAAGGTGACCTGTTGCTGACCGGCTTGTTGTGCCTGAGCAGCCAACTGAGCGTTACGCTGTTGCTGTGCGTTGTAGAATGCTTCCATAGCCGGATTAGCAGCGCGAAGACCAGGAGCACCCATCGGAGTAGCGCCAGTAGCGCCCATTGCAAGGCCGCCAGTGCCACGACGGAACTGTTGCGTTTGCAACTGTGCCAGAGCACGCTCATCCTGAGGAGCTAACAGTTCTTGCTGTTGAGCCATAAACCGCTGTGCAGCAGCCTGCGGAGACTCAGCGACATATTGCTGTCCTAAGCCAAACAAGCCTTGAGCAGCTTGATTGACTTGGTTCTGCATGGCTTGCTGCTGCTGTGCCTGTTGCAGTGCTCCGCCGGAGATACCCAACAGAGCTTCCCGCATGGCAGCCACATCGGGAGCTACTTGATAGCCAGCACCCGTCAGACGACCATCAGGGCCATACTGAAAGCCACTACGACCAAAGCGGGTGGTAACACCTACAGGACGGAACTGTGCCTGCTGCTGCGCCATCTGACCAGCTTGCTGCTGTGCAGAAGAAAGCTGATTTAGGTTGTACACATTACCGGCGGTTCCTAGCAATCCGGTCAGTAGTCCGGATAAGTTAATACCGCTAGTAGGAGCACCTCCAGCGGCAGTGAACCCAGCCTGCATTGAGGACGGAATACTACCTAACTGAGTACCACCAAGCAAAGAGAAATCAGTAGCCATTAGTAGGTACCTCCATCAATGGTACCAGAGAATGT